TATGAAACAATATGGTGTTCGTAATTCAACACTAATGGCAATCGCACCAGTTGAAAGTTCAAGTGTTGTCATTAATTCAACAAACGGAATTGAAATGCCGATGAGTTTGATTAGTGTCAAAGAATCAAAAGCTGGTTCATTTATACAAGTTGTGCCAGAATATCAAAAGCTAAAAAGTAAGTATCAATTGCTGTGGGATCAAAAAAACTGTGATGGCTACTTAAAAACTGCTGCGGTATTGGCGGCGTATATAGATCAATCTATCAGCACAAATACGTTTTATTCACCGAAGCATTTTCCAAACCGTAAAATACCAACTACATTAATTGCCAAGAATCTTATGCTAGCCCATAACTGGGGTCTCAAAACTCTATACTATTCTCTTCTTGAAAAACAAGGTGCAAAAAGCGAGGATGTGGATATGCCTCCATTTGTTACACAAGAAGAATCATTAGACGACGAAGAAGATTGCATGTCTTGCAAGCTCTAGACATAACGAAAAATCACAAACATAATATCCAAAAGGATTGATATAAAATGGCAATAGCACAATATGATTTGTCAAAACAAACGGATTATCTTAACAGAAAGATGTTTTTGGACCCTGCTGGTCCAGTAACCGTACAAAGATTCGAGGAGTATAGGTACCCAAAAATTGCCAAATATGAACAGGAGCAACGTGGATTTTTCTGGGTTCCAGAAGAAATCTCTCTCACCAAAGATGCCTCTGATTTCAAAAATGCCAGCGAGGCTGTAAAACATATTTTTACCAGTAATCTTCTACGACAGACGGCACTTGACAGTCTTCAAGGACGCGCTCCAATACAGGTATTCTCACCTGTACTAAGCCTGCCCGAAATCGAAGCACTTGTATCTATTTGGAGTGCCTTTGAAACTAATATTCACAGTAAAAGTTACAGTCATATTATTCAAAATATCTATAACGTTCCAAAAGATGTATTCAACACAATACATGATACCCAGGAAATCGTTGATATGGCTGCAAATATTGGTAAATATTACAATGATTTACATGTTGTAAATTGTAAAAAAGAACTGGGAATACCAGTTGATGAATACGAGCATATCAAGGCTATTTGGTTGGCATTGAATGCCAGTTATGCACTCGAAGCTTTCAGGTTCATGGTTAGTTTTGCAACAAGCTTGGCCATGGTTGAAAATAGAATTTTCATCGGTAATGGTAATATTATCAGCCTTATCCTTCAAGATGAACTTTTGCACAAAGAGTGGACAGCCTGGATGATCAATCAAGTAGTAAAAGAAGACACACGTTTTGCACAGGCTAAACGGGAATGTGAAGATGAAGTATATGCCATGTATAATAGTGTGATACAGGAAGAAAAATCCTGGGCTGACTATCTGTTTATAAAAGGCCCTGTGATTGGATTGAACGCAGCGATTTTAAAAGATTTTGTGGATTTTACAGCATCAGCGGCACTAAAAGATATTGGAATCAAATATAAAGGTTCTGCACCACGAACAACTCCTATTCCATGGTTTAACAAACATACCAATCCCAGCAAAAAGCAAACTGCTCTGCAAGAAAATGAATCAACCAATTATGTAATTGGAGTTTTGTCAGCAGATCTAAATTACGATCAATTGCCTGATGTTTAAAATCGCTGTAGTTACTCCATATTACCGAGAAGACGCAGAGACACTGAATAGATGTCATGATTCTGTTTTATCACAAAATCATGACACTGTTCAACATTTTATGATTGCTGATGGAGACCCTCATCCTCTAATACGGCATTGGAACAAAACACAACACATAATTTTATCACAGTCACATCGAGATGCTGGTGCAACCCCAAGAGTAATAGGTGCCATCTCTGCCTTTAGTCAAGGTTATGATGTTGTATCATTTTTAGACGCAGATAATACTTATGAACCAGATCATATAAAAACGTTAGTTCCGTTACTGAATGGACATGATTTAGTAACGGCAACACGCAACATTTGCTCATTAGACGGAGAAATCCTTTACACTGATACAACTGAAAGTAACGGTGAAACTTTTTGTGATACCAACTGTTTATTCCTGGGCAACAATACCTTTTACCTGCTACCATATTGGATTGTACAGGCGGAATATCGGCTGTGGAGTGACAGAAATTTTTGGGAAGCAATCAAGCAATCAAAATTATCTAGAATTCATTGCAAAATTCCAACGGTAAATTACTACACACGCTGGGCATGGCATTATCAACATGCAGGGAAAGTTCCACCAGATGACAGCGTTTGGATTGACAAAACATCAAACGGCGAGATAATACATAGAAGACACAAACAATAGGAGATATAAAATGCAAGCGGAAATTTATACAAAAACAATTTGTCCTTTCTGTACCCGAGCCAAGGCTCTGCTTAATGAAAAAGGAATTCCCTATCAAGAATATATTATAAGTGCTGGTATAAACGAATCCAACATTGCGTCTAATCAGCAGTTTATCACCAAAGATGTTTTGCTTACAAGACTTCCTACTGCAGAAACAGTTCCACAAATTTGGTTGGATGGTCAGCATATTGGAGGATATACAGAATTATCTGAATATTTTGCTGAAAACTCCAAGTGAACTACTGTTGGTCTAAAGACGCAACAGGCTTGCGCGGTGAAAAACTAAATAAAATATCTGGAGATATTATTTGCCATTAAATCCGCCGTCATATCTGGGACAAGATGTTTGGTATAGTCCAAGTGTGTATGTAAATCAAGTTCCTGTTGCACTATGGCAACCTGCTGTACCACAACCTAGTGCCTTACATTCCTTGCCAACTATACCAAGTCCCAAATATAATCTCACGCAAGAGCAAATATCTTTTGCAACTAGCGAACAAAATACTACACATTATATCATAGATGCTGACGGCAATCATACTTATGTACCAGCAGGAACTCCAGGTGCAATTGCCGAAGCAACTGCACCAGGCCCAGATGCTCTACCAGGACAGATGAATGGAGCACAAACCACTGCAGTGGATGCAGCTGCTGTTGGTCAAGGAGGTTATGCAGCCTTCATAGGCAATATGAACAGGGTTTTAGCAGAGGCAAGAGGCGGTGCTTGGCGTGGTGGTGCATCTAATCAAAATATTCAAAAAATGCTAGCCACAGTTGGTATCGGTGCTGGCAGTGTTTTTCCATCTGGACATAGTTTTTGGTGTGCTGCTTTTATGGGTTGGATGCTGAAAATAAGTGGATTGAAATATGTAGTTGGGGCTCAAAGTGGATATTGTAGTGCATCTGCACCATCTTATATTAATTACGGACAATCTATAGACATACGAGATCCCAGTAAATGGCGGCAAGGCGATGTGGCTGTTGTTGGATCACATGGCAATACAAGTTCTGGTAGCCATGTCACCTTTCTCTGGAGTTATCCAGGTAATGGATGGTATAAATGTCTTGGAGGCAATCAAGGCAACACACCTGGTGATGTCAACCTAGGTGGATTTCAAATAAATTCCTTTAAGTATATTGGCAGAGCCTGGGATGATCCTGGCCGTCCATTACCATCATTTCCAGCATCTTAACAGTTGATTATTGCTCTCTATATTTTATATAATATAACCCAAGGAGATTATCATGTTAAGTATAAAAAATTCATATGGAGTTGATGACATAGTTAGTATTAAACTGACAAACGGTGATGAAATTATTGGCAAATGCGTTTTTGTTGATGATAAAACAATTACAGTTACCAAGCCATTATTAATGGTATTGGGGCAAGATCCTAACACAGGTCGGCCAGGAATTTCTATGGCTCCATTTTGGATGCTTGGTGCAGACCCAACGAGTAACTATACTATAAATCATAGCCAAATTATCTGTACTTTAAAATCAAATTCTGACGCATCCAAGGGTTACATTGCTCAAACAACTGGACTTACCATACCTTCTGGTGGTGGGCTAATTACCTAATCCATTTTACGCTCGCAGTGGATATCATCATTATCAACTGCTTACAATTTAATCACCGCGTGTTCTTTGGGCACGCGGTTTTTCAGTAAAAAATATAAAAAAACCATAATTTTACCTTAATTAAACCTAGTAAAAAACAAAATTCTGCTGCTTAATAATATCTGAAGGAGATCATTCCTTCATTATAGGAGAGACAAATGAAAAAGTTAATGTTGGCATTTTTTGGACTATCGTTTGCAACTGGCGTGGCAGGATTTGCAACTGCCAGCATGGCACAGGACAAGTCAGTTGATAAGAAACCCACAGTTACATCACCTGCAAAGACACCAGTTGTAAAGCCAGTAGATCATGCTGCTGTTAAACCTGCCGGTGTCACTACCACAAAGACTGAGACAAAACCTGCTCCTCAACATGGCAGTCAAAAAGATCCTGCAGCAAAATCTAACTGAAATTCACGACAAAATAGGGACTGAATAGTCCCTATTTTTTATTCTACATGCAAAAAATTTACCCTGAATACTATTAAATATAGTTTTAAATCACAGGGAAATTATGGCACGAATACTTTTCATTCTAAAAAGACGCCCAGATTATAATCAAAAAATTCATAATCATGTTGGTATAAGCACTGGTCTGTTTAACAGTGTAAAATTCATGGACACTATGCTTCAGGAAGCAGGTGTAGAAAGCAAAATGTTTGTGGCTGTTGATAATAATTGTATTGACAGAGAAGTTCGCGCCTACAAACCAACACACGTTATTATAGAAGCACTTTGGGTTGTACCCACTAAATTTGATGTTTTATCAAAACTGCACCCCACTGTAACTTGGATAATACGGCTGCACAGTGAAATGCCTTTTATTGCAAGTGAAGGTATAGCCATGGATTGGCTGGGTGATTATGCCAGATTTAAAAATATTATCATAGGAGTCAATGCACCACGAATGATGGAGGAAACAAAAACGTTTCTTCAAACAGTATATGATTGGACAGAGGATGAGTTAGACCGGCGTGTTATATACATGCCAAATTTTTATCCACAAGATTATAAAACTAAAACATTTAATCCAGATAACGAATATTTAAATATAAGTTGTTTTGGTGCAATACGACCACTTAAAAATCACCTATTACAAGCTATTTGTGCAGTAGAATTTGCCGAGTCACTGGGTAGAAAATGCAGATTTCACATAAACAGTGGACGCATTGAAATGAAAGGTGAGCCAATACTTAATAATCTGAAAGGAATGTTCCAGCACTTGGCAGACAAAGGACACCAATTGGTCAGTCATGAATGGACTCCTCGCGATAAGTTTTTAGAGATTTGTGCTGAAATGGATATTGGCATGCAGGCAAGTATATCTGAAACATTCAATATAGTTGCTGCTGATCATTTAAGTCAAGGAGTGCCTGTTGTTACCAGCCGAGAAATGCCCTGGGCTATTCGATGGTTCTGTGCAAATCCAGTAGAAAGAACTGATATTATAAAAAAACTAAAAAGAGTCTGGCGGTTCCCAGAATTAAATGTGATGACAAATCAATATAGTTTGACTGCCTACACAAACCAAACACGAAAAATTTGGTTGAATTATTTTCAGGATAAATAACAGCGGTTGGGAGAAATTAAATGTCAGATGATTTTCACAGAGTACGAACACATCATTGGGTAAATGGAGTTCTGAAATACTTTGACCATGTGTTTTCTACATTTGAGGCTTCTCTAGAGTTTGCACAAAATTACGAATGCGATAATTTTAAAATTTTTGACAGCGATGATAGTCTAAAACACAGTAGCCATGGCAAGCCAGCAGAAACCTACGCTTGACTTTTGTTTAAAATACCTTTATAAATATAAATGTTGCTGTTGATTGCAATCAAATAGACTTGCTGAGACGGGAGTGCAACTCTCCCCATCTCCACCAGTAAACATACCAAGGGCCGGAACCCAAATCAGTAATGATTTGAGAAACCCCTGAGAAGTCAGGGATATGGTATGTTTACTTGTGGGGGTGACTAGGTTCGATCAGCTGTGGTAAGGGTTGAGGTAGGCAATGAGTAAGACACGACTCACAATCAGTTCAAAAACTATAAATGCCAACGATAATGTTGCATTTGAGGAAACTGCCCTAGCGGCATAACCTCATTGGGTATGGGTTCCACCTAGAAACAGAAAGGACCCAATTTCACCTGTATATTTTGACTTTTTCAACTTTATATACTATCTTTTAGACGTGGCATACAGTTTGCTACAACACACACAAACACACAAAGGAAAATATCATGGATAATAGTCCATTTCAACTACGCTTTGATTTACTTGCAATGGCCAAAGAGCTCCTCATGGAGGAGTGGTATGCCAAACGTCAAGCACAAGAAAGGCAATTTGAAGAAAATGTTCGCTATAGCGAACGTGTTGCTGGTTCTGGTGGACCATTGCAGTATCCAGAATTACCAGATGCACCCACTGATGAAAAAATTATGAAACTTGCTGCAGAACTCAATAGTTTTGTAAGCCGTAAATTTTAATAAATAGGTATGAGCACCACCTTAAAGGGCTCTATATTATTTCACTTAATCAAGACTATATTGTAAAAAACTAAATAAAATTGTTGATTGTTAATTTTCTATAATAATGGCGTCAGAGTCAACGCCATCTGTGCGTTAGAACTTCTGATAAAATAAAATTCTATATATCTAATAAGTAAAACGTAAAATTATAAAAATAGAGGGTAATGCACCCTCTATTTTTTTACAACCTTGACAATAATGCTTAAAATTTACCATAGTAGTACATTAAACAACCCTACAGATAAAGCAAATGACCAAAAAATCCACTGAAGAAATTGTAAAACTCACTGATTTTCAACACCACCGACTACGAACAGAGATGTATCTAGGCAGCAGAAATATTCACACGCAGACTGTGATAAACTGGGATGGTAAAAAATTAGCAGCACAAGAAGTTTCTTGGACTCCTGCAGCTTATTGTGCATTTAGAGAAATTTTTGATAACAGTCTTGATGAAGTCATTGGGCACGGACACGGAACAAAAATTGATATCTCATATGATCCAGATACTCTTACTTTTGGTGTTGCTGATGATGGTAGAGGCATTCCCATTGACTGGGACGAAAATGAACGTATGCACAAGGCAACAATTGCGCTAACACAAAGCAGGGCAGGTAGAAACTTTGGCAAGCGTGAAGAAGTTCGTGGAACAAATGGTATTGGCAGCAGTGTTGTTGTTTCCTGTTCTAAAGAATTCTCAGTGGATATTAGGCGAGATGGTAAAAGATTTCAACAGACATTTAGAGAAGGTTCAGATTTACTCCCAGAATTAGACATCAGTGAACCTCATATCGTCAAAAGTTCTGCTAAATCTGGAACTGAAACAAAATTCACTTTAAGTTCTGTTGTATTTCCACGCGCCAGTATTCCAATCGAATTTGTCCGTGCCAGAATATTTGAAGTGGCAGCAAATCATCCAAAAATTCGCTTTACTTTCAATGGCGAAAAAATCACAATTGGCAAGAGCGTAGATAAGACACTGTTCCCAAATCAAACCCCTGTGATAATTTCTATTAGTCAGGATAATTTTTCAAGTACATACTATCTACTTCCTGATTTTGCTACAGAAGGTGAGTTTTTACATAGCACTGTTAATGACATACCAGCCTTCAACGGTGGACAACATATTGATACATTTAAACGATTGTTTTTCAGTGGCATGTTAAAAGCCCTGGAACGTGAGAGTAAGCGCAGAGGTTTGATGCCCAACAGAAGTGACATTGCTGAGGGTATGCTAATATACAATACCACTACCATGCATGCTCCCAACTTTGACAGTCAATCCAAGACTAGATTGATAAATGATGAAGTGGACAAATACATCCGAGCAAGTATGGATGATGAAAACACATTCAAAAATATAATCCGCAACAATAAATCTTGGATTGAAAATATCTATGCTCGCTGTGCTGCCCGTACTCAAAAGAAAGATGACGCAGATATTGCCAAAAAGAATAGAAAACTGTTGCGAACTAAAATTCCCAAACTTCTAGATGCAAATGCTAGAAATCGCAGCAATTGTATTCTGTTGATTTGTGAGGGGGACAGTGCTAAAAGCATGGTAGCAGCAGTGCGAGATCCAGAAATTCATGGGGCTTTACCTCTTCGGGGAAAGATACTTAATGTTCGCGGTGAATCACCAAAAACCGTTATTGAAAATCAAATTATAGCAGATATCATGACTGCTGTTGGTGTTGGTCTTGGACAACCAGCAGATAGAAAAGAAATGCGATATGGAAAAATCTATCTGGCTGCTGACCAAGATCCAGATGGTGCAAATATCACGGCATTATTAGTGAATTTCTTTTATCTACATTGGCCAGAATTGTTTGATCCAAAATTACCAGCAGTTTTTTACGTGTTTCAAACTCCTTTTATAATTCAGGAAAAAGGCAAAAAAAGATACTATTGGTATGCTGATGATTATCAAAATTATAATCCAGAAGATTGGCGAGGTGCTCCGAAACCTACTAGAGCCAAAGGTTTGGGAAGTTTAGAGGAAATAGACTGGGTACACAGTTTGACAAATCCTCGCTTGATTCCATTGACAGATGATGGCAATCTTGCAGAAGCATTGGATTTGATTTTTAATGAATCACGAGCAGATGATAGAAAACATTGGGTAGGATTGGATTAATCATGGGTAAATTTGTATATTGTACATCACTTGACCATACAAAGTGGCTGGCACCAGACATATCTGCAGGCATTAACCTGTCTGCTGAAACGTTGGACAACATCAATCGGTATAAACTTCGGCAATGGATAGAACAACATTGCGAAGATACTGTGTGGATGTGGAACGGTTGCCAAATGCCTGATATGGGACAAGAGCCTTGGGGGCATTTGGTGTCGCCAAGTGGAGTAGGGATATTTTTCTTTGAAAAAGAACATGATAAGAGTCTGTTTTACATGACTTGGGTAGTTTTATGAGATTAAATTTCATGGCATGATAAATTAACATCTGAATGAAAACAACAACAACGAGTTATATACAATGAACAATACAACCAACTTTATAAAAGACAGCAGCAGAGAGTACTCCATTTATGTTTGCCAAAAGCGAGGGATACCCAGTGCCAGCGATGGACTAAAAGACTCGCAACGCAAAGTATTGTTTGTGATGAAAACACAAAACGAAAAAATCAAAACTATTTCTCTGGCTGGTCGCATGATATCAGAAAATATTTACGTACATGGCGATGCGGCAGCATGTGATACAATATCCCTGATGGCTGCTCCATATTGTAATAATGTTCCTTTGTTATCAGGTGTGGGAGCATTTGGAACTCGTGTTGGACCAGATGACTGGGGTGCTCCTCGTTATACCTATGTAAAGAAAAACTCTTATACAGACGCATTGGTCTATCAAGATTACGACATTGTACCACTGAAAGAAAATTATGATGGAAGCGTGTTGGAACCAAAGCATTTTTTACCACTTATACCTATAGTTTTACTAAATGGTGTCAGTGGTATTGCTGTTGGTTGGAGCACAGAAATTCTACCACATAGTCTAACAAGTTTAATTGATGCCACACTGGCTGCAATTGACAACAAGAAAACTCTGCCTGATTTGCTGCCCTGTTATGAATACTTGGGCTGTTCTGTGAGAGGAATTGGTGATAATGCCTATGAATTTAAAGGCAAAGCAACAATAGATGGCAGTAGTATTATTGTAACAGAACTACCACCAGATATAAGTTTGGAAAAATTTAAAGCAAAACTGAATAAACTAGAAGATGAAGAAAAAATCCAAACATATGTTGATCGCAGCACCAAAGATATACATGTAGAAGTAAGATTTAAACGAGGTTCCATCACTGGCTGGACAGAGGCCAAAGCATTGGAATTTCTAAAACTAAACAGTAAAACTACACAGCGTTTGGTTGTGTTAGACTGGGATGGCAACAACGTCAGGCAATATGATTCTACAGAATCTCTTATCAGAGACTTTGTTGAATGGCGAGTTGGATTTTACACAGTAAGATATCAAAAATTAATCCGTGATGCCACTTATCAACTTAACTGGAATCTAGCACTAAAACAGTGTTATGATAAGGGATTGCCAGCATGGCTTCCTCGTGCACAAACGGCTGCAGAAGTTGTAGAAAAAATTCGATCAATGTGTGCCAAAATTGACGTAGATCATGATCAAATTGACAGGATTTCAGCACTACCAAGTTATCGGTGGGCGAGAGATTCATATGATAAGACACTGAAGAACATTGACGATTTGACTACAACTATTGCAGACTACAACATCATTCTAAATGATCCGCAAAAAATTCGTGCTATCTATCGTCAAGAAGTTGCAGCACTGAAAAAACTGCCAAAAATAGAGCGATAAATATTGCAATGAAAGCCCAAGACTTGAAAATACGAACAAAACAAGGAGCAGGATGTTTGATATTCTGCAGGTCAACAGATAGATTTCTGTTGATTTTACGCAGTGAACTTGTTCCTGTTGCCCTTACTTGGAGTTTACCCGGAGGCTCTGTTGATCCTGGTGAAACTCCAGAACAGGCTGCACGCAGAGAAGTACAGGAAGAAATTGGATTTGTGTTAGAAGATAACCCACTACAACTGATATACACAAATGAAACACATGCCCCAAGATTTAAATTCTACACCTATGCTGCCACAGTTGACAAAGAATTTAAGCCAACTCTTAACTGGGAAAGTGCAGAGTACACCTGGTGTGATTTGGATAATTTACCATCACCGCTACATTGGGGTATGAGCCAACTGCTGGCATTTGATCGTGCAGCAGAAAGACTAAAAAAATTTGTAGATGCTGAAAAAGACAAGCACAGTTATTGAATTTGATTGACAAGATTTATAAAAACCTTTAAATTACAAGCAGGAGATTTACATGGAACTGCTTGATCTTGTTGAAATTAAAAATCTGTTGAAATTCAGTAATAAATGTGTTATTGGTGTAAGTGGAGGCATTGACAGCATCTGTCTTCTTCACTGGTTTGCAGAAAATAAATCACATTTTTCCTGTGATATTCAAGCCATTCATATTGATCATGGCATTCATTCAGACAGTCATCACTGGAGGGAATTTGTTCATGCAGAGTGTGAAAAAGTGGGTATTGCTATTCGCTCACACAAAGTAGATCTCACGGGTTTGGGAAATAATCTTGAATATGCTGCTCGCAAAGCCCGATATCAGGTATTTTGTACATCAGGAGCAGATACAATTATTCTTGCCCATCATGCAAACGATCAATGTGAAACATTTCTCCTAAAACTTTTCCGTGGTAGTGGCATTCGAGGTCTTAAAAGTATGCAACAAACCAGTGCATGTTGGTATGATAGTAAAATTAAAATTGTCAGACCCATGCTCAAAATTACAAAAACAACTATTGAAATGTGGGCAGAAGAAAAGAATATTACTGGAATTCTGGACCCCAGTAATCTTGACCTACGGTATGACAGAAACTTTCTTCGTAATAAAATCTGGCCTGATATTTTAGAAAGATTTGGAGTGGCAGATGTTAATACTATCCGCAGTATTCAACATATTGAAGAAGCATGGGAACTGACTTCACAGTTGGCTGACATGGATATTGAATCAGTTCGACTATCAGATAATTCTCTTGACTGGCTAAAAATCAAAGAATTGAGTTATCTTCGTGTGAAGAATCTTGTTTTGCGTCTGCTGGGTCAAGAAGAAGTTTACACATTCAGTATTGGTCAGGTAGAACAGTTTGCAAATGGTTTGCTATCTGCAACCATGGACAACAGAAATCAATTAATCACTAAAAATATTATTCTTACAAAGGTGGGAAAACGAATTATAGTTGAACGAATAGTTCAACAGGCTGCTTGACATTATTGAGATAAAATTTATAAAATTATCAATGTCAGATAGTTCCGCATTAATTGTAATTCCCACAACTGGGGCAGATTTTTTAGCAGACGCTGTAGCAAGTGCTGTAACACAAACACATAAAAACACACAATGTTTGGTGATTATCGATGGTCCTGAATATGAAGAAAAATCTAAGAACATTTTACGCCATTTTCCCAGTGTAAAAACCATGACATTACCCTGGAATACAGGTGCAAATGGTTGGTATGGACACAGGATTTATTTTCTTTCAGCACCTCTTGTTGAGCAGGACTATTGGTTTGCTCTTGACCAAGATAACTGGTTTGAACCAACCCATGTTGAAAGCCAAATTGCAACTTGTGAAAGAAATAATTATCGATGGTGTCATAGTTTAAGAAAAATTTATGATAACACTGGAAAATACATCTGTGATGATGACTGTGAAAGTCTAGGTAGATATCCTATATATTTCAATGATCAACATCATCTGGTAGATACAAGTACATACTGTATAAAACGAGATGTTATAGTAGCCATGGCATCAGCATGGTACAGTGGCTGGGGCGGAGATAGACGATTTTACAGTGTTATCTCTCATCATGTTCCAGAGTTTGGCTGTAGTGGGCAATCAACTGTTTGTTATAGGCTAGATGGAAATCCCAACTCAGTTACTGCCGATTTTTTCCTGCAAGGCAATCAAATACAAAAACAACGATATCCAAGAGGATTTCCCTGGAGAATCTAGCCTGTCAGTAGATAGCCCCAGCAACTTGAATGGCAGCGTTTAAGCACTGTTCCAACAGAATTTTGTTATTGAGATCATCGGCTGCTTCTGCTACTTTTACCATGGCAGAGAGATCTTGCATAAGGTCAAGATATTCTGCTTGAGATATCTGACCAGAATCCAATGCCTGTTGATATTGCAGTGCTTGTGCAGCATTATATGCCACCATCTGGCTGGCACTGGCCGCGAGAAAATTCAAATTATTGATAACTTGACTCATAGTAATTTCAACTTATTCCCTTCAGATTTTGCGATTAATCTAGCAGTATTATAGATGTTGTTGACTTTTTGTTTGCAGTAAATCTGACTAACAGTTCCTTTTGACATCATGGATTTGAATCTGTTAATTTCATCAAATTGTTCAGTGAGCATTTTAACAAGGTCATTGTCACTTCTGCCTGCCGCATCTTCTAGTGCATACACAGTGTCATTGTAAATTCTGATAAAATTTGCTTGCATGGAATCAGTTGTGGCACAAACAGCATCACTATTCCCAGTTATTGCCGCAACATCTACCATACGATCATAGTTTGTTTGATTGAATTTTGCTGTACAACCCGCCAAAACCAAACTCATGACTATAATATATTTCATGAAACTATTTATATCTGGCATAATTATCTATATAATGGTCTAAAAGCGAGCCAACATAATGCGAGTAATTTTTTGTCTTCCTGGCAAACAGTTTAGTAATAACTATTTTAATTCTTGGAATGCCACCATATCTGCTCTCAATGAGCAAGGCATTTCCTTTGCGTATTCGATGACATACGATCCTGTTGTGTATTATACAAGAAATAGAATACTGGGAGGTCAAAATACTCTTGGAAAAATTCAAAAACCCTGGCAAGGAAGTATAGTTTATGACAAAATGTTTTGGATAGACAGTGACATTGTCTGGAAACCAGAAGATGTACTGGCTCTGTTGGCAAGTGATAAACCTATTATTTCTGGAACCTATCTTATGAGTAATGCAACACATTTTCCCATTGTAGAAAACTTAGACTTCAGTGTGTTAGCAAGCGTTGGCACATTTCAATTTATGACACAGCCCGATGTTTCTGCTAAAACTACGCCTTTTAAAGTGAGTTATACTGGGTTTGGTTTTATTTGCATTAAACAAGGAATACTGGAAACCATGGAATATCCATGGTTTCAACCAAGATGGATATCAAATCAAAACTTTCATGATTTTTGTGCAGAAGATGTTGGCTTCTGTTGGACAGCGCAGGAACTGGGTCATGATATATGGGTCGATCCCTCAATCAAGGTTGGTCATGAAAAAAACTTGATCATATGATTTTTTGTTTTATAATTTTGTCATGAACAAATACAACAAAATATCATATAAATATAACTGCACTGCGAAGAAATCGGCGTTCGGATAACTCTCGTTGCAGCCGCAACAGAGGAGTCTATTAAAAAACTTGTTTATGAAAAAATAACTAGAAAAAAACCTTGACATTTAAAATAGAATACCCTATATTAATACTCAAGGGAAGCATACAGCAAACCAACAAATTGCTTTCGGTGCAAAACAAAGTCTTCCCGCCACTATGTTCTTTGAATTTTCTTATTGGGATTGTTACAGCAATACTATCAAATGCAAACAGGAGCACAACCTGTATAAATAAGGGCAAAAACAATCCCGTTTTATATCAACGAAGACTGCAGCAAAATAAAATTTGCGATTGTTCTTCTATAACTGAGTGTTTTACACAATATCATATATTGTAAAAAAACTGACCATGCTATGATTTGGTGCTAAAGTAGAGTAACTGGACTTTTAACCCAGCGCTGCTCGATTTAGCACCATTTTTTTTTAAATTTCATCACAATATTTTTTCAAAAATTACATTGACAGCAGCCAAAAAATCAATTATTATCAAGTTAATGAAAAAATATATATCATATCGTGGAACGTTGCAATACCCCATTGGGTCAGGCAATATTCTTAAAATTTTATCTAGATGACTTTCAAGGTTGGGTTCAGCAAACTTTTCGGATGAAACGACACCCCAAAAGGGTGTTGTGAGGATGGTTCAAACCCACCAACGGATTCTGAAATACAAAAAGAAGATTGAGTTCCGCAACACAAAATTGTTTTCATATAACAACCAAGTTCAATCTGTAAACAAACGGCGACATTACTGTCGCCGTTT